ACTGCCCAAAAGTCGGCCCTTGACCTTCAGGACGAGGCTACTGATGAACTGGAGGCCAGCATCCGGGATATTGAGGCTGTCAACGCCAAGGTCCGCACCAACCAGGATAAGGCCCGGGCGGAGGCAGAGGCCAAGGAGTGCGGCGACCAGTACACCGGACTGACGGTCCAGCTGGAAGCGGTACGCCAGCAGAAGACCGACCTCCTGCAAGGCGCGAAGCTGCCCCTCCCCGGCCTCTCCGTGGAGGATGGGGAGCTGACCTACAAGGGTAAGCCCTGGGACTGTATGAGCGGAAGTGACCAGTTGAAGGTGTCTACCGCTATTGTCCGGGCACTGAAACCAGATTGCGGATTTGTGCTCCTGGATAAATTGGAGCAAATGGACTTGGAAACCTTGCGGGAGTTCTCCGCCTGGATGGAGGCCGAGGGGCTGCAGGGGATCGCCACCCGTGTGTCCACCGGCGGAGAGTGCAGCATTATCATTGAGGACGGTTACTCCGAGGTTCCTCAGCCGAAAGCAGCGCCCACATGGGAGGCGGGGAAATTCTAATGAGAGAAAAGCAGGAGGAAACGAAAAAATGAACATTACCAGAGGAAAAATCCCCAGCGCAAAGAAAATTTGCGTGTATGGCGTAGAGGGCGTGGGTAAAAGCACCTTCGCATCGCACTTCCCCGACCCACTGTTTATCGACACGGAGGACAGCACAAAGGAACTGGACACAGCCCGGTTCGACAAGCCCACATCCTGGGAGATGCTGTTGGAGCAGGTGCGATATGTCATCGCCCACTCCGAGGTCTGCAAGACTTTGGTCATTGATACTCTGGATTGGGCGGAAAAGCTGTGTATCAAGTCTGTCTGTAACAAATATCAGAAAAGCGGCCTGGAATCCTTCGACTATGGCCGGGGGTACACCTTTACGTATGAGAGTTTCGGAGAACTGCTGAACCTGTTGACGGATGTAACCGGCCGGGGTATCCATGTCGTACTTACCGCGCATGCCGCAACAAAGCGGCGGGAGCAGCCGGACGAATTTGGGACCTATGACTGCTGGGGACTAAAATTGATCGACAGTCCGAAATGCAGTATCGCCAACATGGTAAAAGAATACGTGGACATTCTGCTTTTTGTCAACTACAAGGTCATGGTGGTAGCGGCAGATGATAAAGGCAAAAAACACAAAGCGCAAGGCGGCAAACGCATTATGTACACTGGCCATCATCCCTGCTGGGACGCCAAGAACCGGCTGGGACTGCCGGAGGAGCTGCCTCTGGCCTTCTCCGCTCTGGCGCCGTACATCGGCTCTGCGCCAGACCCAGCTCCTGCCCCAGCACCGGCCCCCACACCGCCGGTCCCCGCAGCGCCGCCCGCGTCAACGCCCAGGCCGGAGCAGGAACCGCCGGGACCGGAGGATGTTCCGGCCTTCCTGAAGCCCCTGTACGATTTGATGAACGCCAATCATATCTTCCCTGAAGAAGTAGAAGCGGCCTGCGCAACAAAAGGATATATGCCGCAGGATATGCACCTTGCCGACTATCCGGAGGATTTTGTGTCCGGATGTCTGGTCGCGGCCTGGCCCCAGGTGCTGGATATGATTCTGGAAAACCGGCCCACACCATTTTAATTTCAGTCAGGAGTGAAGGATATGAGCGAATATGAGCCTATGTCCCGCGAATTCGGGTGGGATGATGAGATACAAAACGATGGAAATCCCTTTCAGACCCTCCCGGAAGGGGACTATCATTTTACGGTGAAGAAGTTCGAGCGCGCCCGGCACAGCGGCAGCGAGAAGATCCCGGCCTGCAACAAGGCCATTCTGACGGTGTCTGTCCGCAGCGGCGAGGCTTCGGGCGATGTGCTGACCAACCTGTTCCTGCACAGCAAGTTCGAGTGGAAGCTGTGCCAGTTCTTTACCTCCATCGGCCAGCGCAGGCACGGAGAGGCCATGCGGATGAATTGGGGGGCCGTCCCCGGCTCCACTGGCGTTTGCCATGTGGGTGTCCGCAAGTGGACGGGCAACGACGGCAAGGAACGGGAGAGCAACGAGATCACGGAGTTTTACGACCCGGAGAACGCGCCGGACGTCCCACAGTGGACCGAGCTGCCCCAGGAGACCCCCACTCCCTGGAGCTCGGGGAGCTTTTAAATGGAACTGAGGCCCTATCAACAGGAGGCCCGGGAGGCTGTAAAAAGCGACTGGGCCTCCGGGTTCCTCAGAACGCTCCTGGTATTGCCCACCGGCTGCGGAAAGACCATCGTTTTCTCAAAGATTGTTGAGGATATGGTGCGCTCCGGCCGCCGGTGCCTGATTCTGGCCCATCGTGGGGAACTGCTGGATCAGGCCGCCGGTAAGCTGCTCCAGGCCACGGGCCTGCGCTGCTCCGTGGAAAAGGCGGAGGAGACGTGCCTGGACAGCTGGTACCGGGTGACGGTTGGCTCCATCCAGAGCCTTATGCGGGAAAAACGGCTGGGACAGTTCCCGGCTGACTACTTCAACGTGATCGTGGTGGACGAGGCCCACCATGCCCTGTCTGACGGCTATCAGCGGGTGCTTACCTACTTCGACGAGGCCCGGGTGCTGGGCGTCACCGCCACCCCCGACCGGGGGGATATGCGGAACCTGGGCCAGTATTTTGAGCACCTGGCCTATGAGTACACCCTGCCCAGGGCCATCAAGGACGGCTATCTGTGTCCCATCAAGGCCGTCACCATCCCACTGAAGCTGGACCTGACCGGCGTAGGCGTGCAGGCGGGGGACTTCAAAAATTCCGACATTGACACGGCCCTTGACCCCTACTTACACCAGATCGCCGGGGAGATGCGCGCCTACTGCGGGAACCGCAAGACGGTAGTATTCCTGCCTCTGGTCCGCACGTCTCAAAAATTCTGCCGCCTGCTCAATGCCCAGGGGTTCCGGGCGGCGGAGGTCAACGGCAACAGCCAGGATAGGGCGGAAGTCCTCAAGGACTTTGACGGGGGAAAGTACAACGTCCTGTGCAACTCCATGCTGCTGACCGAGGGCTGGGACTGCCCCAGCGTGGATTGCGTGGTGGTCCTGCGGCCCACCAAGGTGCGCAGCCTGTACAGCCAGATGGTCGGGCGCGGTACCCGGCTGTTCCCTGGCAAAGAGGACCTGCTGCTCCTGGACTTCCTGTGGCATACCGAGCGGCACGAGCTGTGCCATCCCGCCAACCTGATTTGCGAATCGGACGAGGTTGCCCGGAAGATGACGGAGAATATCGAGGCGGCCGGATGCCCGGTTGACCTTGAGGAAGCCGAGAAAAAAGCCAGCGATGATGTCGTGGCCCAGCGGGAGGAATCCCTGGCAAAGCAGCTGGCAGAAATGCGCTCCCGCAAGCGCAAGCTGGTGGACCCGCTGCAATTTGAAATGTCCATCCAGGCCGCAGACCTGTCCAGCTATGTCCCCTCCTTCGGATGGGAGTTGGGGCCGCCCAGCGACCAACAGCGGGCCACCCTGGAAAAGCTGGGCATTTTCCCGGACGAGATCGAAACCGCCGGCAAGGCGGCGCTGCTCTTGGATCGGCTGGCAAAGCGCCGGACGGAGGGGCTGACGACCCCGAAACAAATCCGGTTCCTGGAGGGCAAGGGGTTCCAGCATGTAGGCCAGTGGCAGTTTGATACGGCAAAGCACCTGATCGACCGGATTGCCGCCAATGGCTGGCGGGTGCCTGGAAACATGAACCCGTCTGAGTATGTAGGAGTGTAGACGCGATGGAAAATACCCTTGATCTGCTGGAGGCGCTGGAGTACATAGACCCAACCGTGCTGGACTACGACCAATGGCTGGCTGTAGGAATGGGCTTAAAGGAGGCGGGGTACTCCGCCTCTGTTTGGGAGGACTGGTCCCGCCGGGATGGCAGGCGGTTTCACAGCGGAGAATGCCAACGAAAATGGAACAGCTTCAACGGTTCAACTGCCGAGCCGGTCACCGGCGGCACGGTCGTCAAGATGGCCATGGACGCGGGCTGGCGGCCCGCGTCCTCTCAGCCCGGCCATGAATTGAGCTGGGACGATGAAATCAGCGCAAAGGACGAGCAGGTAATCGTCAATACAGCCTGGTTGGAGTCAAAAGAGATACAGGAGCCCCCCGACAGCAAATGGCACCCGGCCCATGACCTGATTGAATACCTCGGCACACTCTTTTCCCCGGATGATTATGTTGGCTACGTCACGGAGACATTCGAGGCGGAGGACGGGGAGCGTAAGCCCACCCGAGGGAACTATGACCGCACGGCGGGCCAGCTGATCGAGGCGCTGAAGAAGTGCGGGGATGACCTGGGGGCGGTGCTGGGGGATTATGACCCCGGCACGGGGGCCTGGATACGGTTCAACCCCCTGGACGGCAAGGGCGTGAAGAATGACAACGTGACCGCCTTTCGGTTTGCCCTGATTGAATCGGACAGCATGGAGCTGGGGGAGCAGAACGCGCTCATCCGGGAACTGGAGCTGCCCGTGGCCTGCCTGGTGTACTCCGGCGGCAAGAGCCTCCACGCCATTGTCCGCATTGACGCCGCCTCCTATGAGGAGTACCGCACCCGTGTGGACTACCTGTATTCCGTGTGCGAAAAGAACGGAATGAAGGTGGACAAGCAGAACCGGAATCCCTCCCGGCTGTCCCGCCTGCCGGGGGCGGTGCGGAACGGGCACAAGCAATTTTTAGTGGATACCAACATCGGCAAGGCCTCTTGGAGCGAATGGCGGGAGTGGATCGAGAGCGTCAGCGACGACATGCCAGACCCGGAGAATATGGCCTCTGCCTGGGACAACCTGCCCCAGCTGGCCCCGCCTCTGATTGAGGGCGTTCTGCGTCAGGGCCACAAGCTGCTCCTGGCCGGGCCGAGCAAGGCCGGTAAGTCCTATGCCCTGATTGAACTGTGCTGCTCCATCGCCGAGGGGCGGCCGTGGCTGGGGTTCTCCTGCGCCCAGGGGCGTGTGCTGTACGTCAACCTGGAGCTGGATAGGGCCTCCTGCCTGCACCGTTTCCGGGACGTGTATGAGGCCCTGGGATACCCCCCGGAACACCTGGGGAGTATTGATGTCTGGAACCTTCGTGGCCGCTCCATTCCCATGGATAAGCTGGCACCCAAGCTGATACGCCGCTGCCTGAAAAAGAACTATATCGCAATCGTTATTGACCCCATTTACAAGGTCATCACCGGCGACGAGAACAGTGCCGACCAGATGGCGAAATTCTGCAATCAGTTTGACAAGGTATGTACCGAGCTGGGCTGTGCGGTCATTTACTGCCACCATCACAGCAAGGGCAGCCAGGGGAGCAAGCGGAGCATGGACCGGGCCAGCGGCTCGGGGGTGTTCGCCCGTGACCCGGACGCCCTCTTGGATCTCATTGAACTGCCGATAGGCGAGGATTTGCGCAAGCAGGAAATCAACAACGCCGTGGGCCGGGCCTGTAGGTTGGCCCTCCAGGCGGCAGGGAAATTGGATGAAGTCAGCCAGGATGATTTGTGCAGTGAGAAAGCCGCCCTGGCCGCCGTAGAGGCCGTTTTAGGCCCGCAGGGGTACAGAGACGCGCTGGCCGCGGCAGAGGCCGCTAAAAAGGCCGCAGAGGCCCGTACAGGGTGGCGTATTGATGGGACGCTCAGAGAGTTTCCGAAATTCCCCCCGGTCAACCTATGGTTCGACTTCCCCGTTCACCTCAACGACGAGAGCGGGGTTTTGGCCGACATTGACCCGGAGGGGGAGGCACCCGGCTGGCAACGAAATTTCAAGAAGAAGAAATCCCCGGAGGCCCGAAAAAAGGATAAGGAGGCGTCGCTTGAAACTGCTTTTGATGCCTGCAATTTTGGAGAGGAAGTTACTTTGAAGGTGCTGGCAGAGTACATGGGAGTATCGGAAGATACCGTTCGAAGACGTGTCAATGGGCACAAAGGTTTTTATATCGCAAAAGGCACTGTTGGTAGAAAGGCAACCGCAAAATCGTAAGTTGCAAAACCACAAAATATTTGCAAATTCGATTTTTTGCAAACGTGCGAAAATCGCAAAAACCCGATTTTGCAACCAACAAAAAAATTGCAAAGTCCCGTATTTGCAAAACCACAAAATATTTGCAGACGCCGAGTTTGCGCCCGCAAAAATGGCGTTGCAGAAATATATACTTCGTATATATTTTTTGCGTCTTGCGACGTCATCGGGGAGAGGCAGGCGGGCTAACGCTCCCGCCCGCCGCCTCCCTCTCCCGACCAATGACTAAAGAATTTTTTTGAAAATTAAGGCACTTTAGCGAGGTAAAGACACATGAGACTTGAGTTTTTTATGCCGATGCGCCCGCCCACCGCCACGCACCAGGAAAAGAAATGGCGGGTCGTG